AAAATTCCAGTGAGTCGTTATAGGCATATCTGGCTCTTTCAAACACTAATTCTTTGCCTTGTTCGCTGGTAAAATCAAAGACGCCGCATGCTTTATTTAGCGCAACAAAAGACGAGGATAACAACCCTTTCAGATTGTCGTCCTCGCCGCGGTGCATGATCTTCATCCGCCCTTTAAAATCGTTTAAGACCTCATAAGGAATATCCATCGCTTACACCTCTTTGTCTGGATTTGTTTTCTCCTTGCTCTTTTTAATCAGGGCAACGCCTCTTTTGTTCTTTGCGCTGCTTAACGCCTTGATTCGTTCGGTGGTTGGCGTCATTCCCTCGCGCGGGTAGACGTCGCCTGCCTTGTACCCGAAATAATTATCCTCCATGTCCGCGAATGAAACGATAACTTCATAGCTCATTTTTTACGCCCCCAATCCTTCGAGGTCTAGTTTGTACAGCAGGGCGGCCTTATTATCGCGCGCCTTACCATGGGCAAAAGTCTTTGCCGTGTAAAGCGTGCAGTCTTCGATTGCCAGCGTCTGATCAAACTTTTTAATACGTGTTCCTCCGCCGATATAGGCATCATAACGCCCCCGAACAAGAGCAATCACCTCGTTTTCCGGGACGCCTTCCGCCTCGACAACTTTCACATTAAACGGTAGCGCCGTAATAAATGCGCCGTTGGCATTTTGTATCGTATATTGAGCCTTCAGCGCCCAGGCCTGCGAGGGATTGCATATTAAAAGGACCTTCCCATCGACTGTAATTCGTTTGCCGTTTTCCTTTACGGAGAGGCTGTTCATTACTTCCGTCAGCTCCTTAATAGTGCTGTCGGCATCCTTAAAGGTCAGCGTTCCGCTTATGGATTTATCCGGATATACTCCGCCCGTGACGGTTACGCCTTCGGATACATCTTTCCGCAGTCCAATCGGTTTGTCGTTTCCGTCACCATTTACATAAGCCAACACGAGCGCGAGCGAAAAGGCTTCGACGATCTGTGTACGCACAAAGCGTTCAACCCAGCCTGGTCCCATTTCGGTTAAATCATTAGGGACTACCACAAAGGCCGTTAGCTTGTTTTGGATGTCTTCATCCTCCGCGAATGCGGCATCCAGCTGCCCCTTGATTTCCCCGTAAATCTTGCCCCATACTGCAGTACCGCTAACCTCGCTCCGGATAAACTTCAAGCGAAGCCCGGCGTTTTGCAGTCCAATTTCTGTAAGCAGCGGATGGGACTCTGTCAAGTCTTCAAAAATTCGGTCAATTGTCTGCTGCGGCAGAAGCAGCTCCTCCTTGTAGCCTACGTCAGTATCGAGATTGTAGAAAAACTTTATCTCGTCAGACGAAAGCTTTGTTCCCCCAAACTTTTGCAGCTCATTAAACTTATTCTCCGCCGCTCTCATCCCTTCCGCTTCGGCGGCGGCCATGCAATCATCCGTCAGGGCATCGATCATTTCCGCATAAGCGGTGTTCTGTGCCTCCTGCGTCGATCCTTCATCCTGCACCAGCGCAAGGAAGGCCCTTCTCTTATCGCTGTAATTTTTGAGTTCTTTGTGCTTTTCACTGAGTTTCATGGTCATTTTTATTCTCCTTTTGAATTAAAATAGGAACCGCGAAAGTGCCGGCTCCCTGTGATTTACTTTGTTCTCTGCAATTTTTTTATAAACTTCTTCGGCGGTCAGTTTCGCCAATTCCATAAGTTTATCGCCACTAATGGGCGCCGGGGTTTTACTTAGCTGATTTGTATGGCCAAGCTCTTGCATTGTAGTGATGATCCGCGCCGGCAAAAGCTCGGCGCAATTGGCAACAAGCCGCGGACTGGCGTCCTGGAAAAGAATTTCATCCACGAAGCCTTTTTCTTTTGCTTCCTCTGCGGTCAGCCATGTTTCCTTGTCCATCAGGGATAACAGTTCCTCCTGTGACAGTCCTGTTTTTAACCGGTACGCGGCTGCAGCCGATTTATTGGCTTTTTGCAGTCTCTCGCTTCCCTTGTCCATAGCGTGGTAATCGCCCCAGGCTTCTGATGCAACGTTGTGGATCATTATTTCCCCGACAGGGCTAATTCGCACGGTATCGCCTGCCATAGCTGCCACACTTGCGGCACTATACGCTTTGATAATATCCACGGTTACGTGTCCTTGATAATCCATGAGCGCCGTATATATCTCATTTCCGCAGTCAAGCAGCCCGCCTCCCGAGTTGACAATAACCGTTATATCCTCTTCCCCGTCCAGCTTGCTTAATACATCGTTTGGACACGTCGAGTCTATCTCAAATAAATCATATATCCATTTCTCGTCATTTGAGATCATAGGACCTTTGATGTGTATTGTCGTCATTCTTCCTCACCTCCTTTCTCCACAGCTTCGTAATTCTTTGTTCTCACATATACGTCACCGCCCTCCCTTGGCTCATAACCCAACTCAGCACGGATTTCATTTGTGTTGAATGTGCTGCTGGATATCAGTTTGTCGATGCTTTCCGCTATCTCGAATATATCCGGGCGGTTTGCGCCGACCACTTTAACCCTTTGGCCCTCTGTGTACGCCCGCTGGTCAATGGTCTTTGCATTTAACTCGTCAACGATTTTCTTAAGCAGGAACGTAAGACAATACTTGTTAAATGCCTGGATGTTGTCCTTAAGTTCAGCACGGCCCCCGTGCAGCAGTGCGGTGGGAATACCCAGGACATCTGCCAGCCAATCCGTTAAGATGTTCGGCACTTTTACCACATCGTCAACTTTTAAGTTTGATGTTCCTGTTGTATTCGAGTGTTCTTTGTATTCAAATCCTTTTGTCAACGGGGCAAGGGCAATTGACTTGCTGTTAAATGCGGTAAACAGCTTGTCAATATATTCTTGCAATAATCCTATTTTCTTCGGGTCTGCATTCCCCTCAATTGATACTGTGCCGCGGATCTGGTTGTTCCGTTTGGCCGCCTCTAGCAAGCGGTTGTAAAGTTCGCTGTAGTCTGCAAATAGCCCGCGCGTAAAGGATTCCAGCTTCTGATTCCCGTACTGGAAATAAAGGACATCCCCCATCGAAAAAGTCCTCGTAAAAGTAAAATCCTTGACGGAGACATTCAGGAAGGAGTCCTCGTACAGCGCATATTCATTCCGCGTCCAGCTGTCTGCGATCAGCAAGTCGTCCGAGTCGCTCAAAACGACGAGAGCTTCATTATGCACAATCATTTGATATACAACCTTCTCCCAAAACTGCGCGGCGCTCATGTTTTTATTGGGCCGGACATTGAGCTTGTAATCCCACCGTGGGTCGTCTGTCAAAAACACCGATTGCCCGGCAGCGCGTGCGATAAAATTTGCACATGTATCAAGAGCCATTCGCTTAAGGTACAGTTCCTGTGCATCATTGGCTATCTCTTCGATATCGTAGCTGATTGCCATTTCTGCAAGCTCTTTGTTTCGCCTGAGTAAATCTAGCAAGTTTAATTTTCCCAATCTTTTATCGCCTCCTTAAAAATCGATATTCTGCAGCGCATTCAGTGCTTCTTCTATGTCAAATTCATCAATCCTATCCCTCTTGTACAGCGCTGCTATAAATGCGTGGAATCCATCCGTCTTTCTGCGCACCGGTTCTTTCTTCAGGTATGTTCGGTTTCCTCGCGGATCCTCCTTGACATAAGTGTTATTCGTATACCAACGCATCATTGGATCGTCGCCGAAAATAAAGTGTTCATGCGCAAACCCATCTTCAATAATAGGGGCAATCTTCGCCTGTACGCCTGCGGGGTTTCGGATAAACTCAGTCTCAAAGCCCTCGTCTTCCAATAACGGTTTCAGTAGATCCATCCGGAAACTGTCAGCGGCTACAAGTTCAATGTCGTATGTCTCTCTTTTGTCCACCAACCACTTTACAAGATGTCTTGGATCTATCGACGGTTCGTCCACTATTGTTGCGAATTCTAGCTCGGCCCATTCCCGGATCGGTGCCTTTGGTTTAAAAGCATCCAGAAAGCCTTTTCTCACAAAAGAGTGCTGCATCCAGACGATTTTTCCGTTTACTTTAAACAGCAGGCCCACCGAGGCAAAATCACGGATGCTTGCATAGTCAAATCCCGCTACGCAATTCCGGCCGCTCAGGTCAGGAATCGGCCGGTTCGTTGCAAGTACCTGTTCCCATGGCGCAACATCCCGCTCACCGTCGCCTTCGGTAAAATTCATTCGCTTAATGACAAATTCCTGACGCCCGCTTGGGCTTTCATCAAGGTCGAGATAATCTTCCATGACCTCCGAAAAAACTTGTTCGGCATACTCCGTTTGCTCGTTAAACATCGGATTCGCTTTTGCCCAGAAAACGGGATCCTCCATTTCGCTGATATTATCCAGTTTGCAGATAAACGGGAAATATCCGATCCGATCAGTCTTGCCCTCAAGTATCTTAGCTGCCCGCTCCAACTGCTTGTCATAAAATCCTTCGCGGACATACCCATTTGTGCCGAAGTAAAATGTTCGGGGGTTTTTTACCTTTCCAAGTCCTGAACGCTGTACCTTCACGGCTTTATCATCCTCGAACTGGTGTATCTCATCAAAAAACAGACAGCCGTCTCTTGCGCTGTCCATCGTTTTGGGGTTGTTGGTGCGATACTTGAATACTGAATTTGTCTTGATCCCTGTTATAGTCGTCTTCTTTGCGTCGTAGTGTTTCTCTAATCTCTTTGTCTGGATCGTCGTGTAAGACTCATCGAATGAAACCTTTGATTGATCCTCTGAGTTTGCCGTGATGGTTACGTTGTATCCCTTGATTCCGTGCAGTTCCGAGATGAAAAAAGAACCCAGTGTTGACATCCATCCATTTTTACCGCCGCCACGCCCCAGAGTGATTAGAAATTCTCTAAAAACAACCCTATTATTTCTTTTCCAGTACAGAAAAATAAAAGACGAAATGAACTTCTGATACAGGGCCAACGGGAAGAATTGCTTCTCCGCAAACCTGATATAGTTATCGGTCATGTCAGTGTCAAAATAAATATCGTCCCTGGTCAGGATTTCTTTTTCAAGATACTCCACTAGTTGCAGCTGTTCTTTGTTTGCTATGTAGGTGCCGTTTTTTATGGCCCTCTTAAATTCGTCAAAGTATTTATTGCTGATCAAACAAGATCACTTCCATCCGGCGGATCTTCACCTGTCCCAAAGCCGAAGCTCTTTTCGACCGCAAGCAGCTGCATATTTATTTTATTCTTCTCCTGTATCGCCGGATTGGCTTTAATAAATTGCTGGCTTCCGTTTTGGGTAATCACGATAGGCCCCTTCTCTTCTACGTACTTATCCAAGTCGTAAAATGTTGCAACCAGGCTAAGGTAGCGGGCGACCTTTTCCCTTTGCACCTGGCTGTCCTTATCTATCCTGCTCGCCAATTCTTTTTCCAGCTTTTTTAAATTGTACTTCACTACCCTCCCCCCCCTTCACGCGAAAAGGTCATCCATCCTCGGAGTTGCCCCCATCCATCGGTTCCCACCAAATTATAAAATGCCGATAGGTTTGACCCCGGGGGTGTCAGTCCCACCGCTCGTCTGTCCACTTTGTTAGCTTTGGGCTGCCAGCTCTATAATTGGCTCGTTTGTGGCGCTTGTTGTGGCAATCCTTACAGAGTGTTCTTAAATTATTATCATCCAGCGCAAGCTTCGGATACTCGGCCAGCTCCTTG